ACTCATAGGAATAACATGAAGGACACATTGAAAACTTTTGTGCCTTTGCTCGCACTCTCAGTCATTGCCTTGGGTGCTACACTCGGAGTAGGTGATGGGAGTTTCAGCACATTCGCAGTCGGTCTGACCAAATATGCTTTAGCAGTTGGGGCGGCATGGTTTGTGGATTCTTACTTAATCAAGGAGGCTAATACTCGTGAAGTTATCAGTCAGAACCCTATCGCTTACGCTCTTTACCTTGCTGCTAATATCATTACAGCCGCTCTCTGCTTCTCACAGTCATAAGACATACGAAATTGCTAAAGGATTTGTAGGCACAAAAGAAGAAGGCAACAATAGTGGGTACTGGGTTGAGCGTTTTCTTGCATCATGCAAGTTGAAGAAAGGTGCTCAGTGGTGTGCTGCATTCGTTAACTTCTGCCTTGACTCCACGGGAGTGCGAGGCTTGCCATTTACCGGCTCGGGTCTTGCTCGTCATTTTGCTACTCGCAACAAAACGATAAAGGCAACTGAGGTGCTGAGCAAACAACTCGAATTGCCAGCAGGCACTATCATTGTATGGCGAAGGGGTTCAACACCCTTTGGTCATGCGGGTTTCGTGGAGAAGTGGAAAGGTAAGGGAGGAACTACTATTGAAGGCAACACTTCATCAGGCGAGCGAGGTAGTCAATATGATGGTGGAGGAGTATGGCGAAGGAAGCGCACTATCAATCCTACAAACTACTTTAGAATAACTGACTTTGTAGTGTACTAAAAATTTTTTTCTTGCACACTAAACTCTAAAGACATACTTTTCCAATGCACTCTTGTGCAAACTCTTGGTCTCATGCCTTCTCCGAATGGGAGGTCACTTATGTGGCCTCCTATATTTTGATATACTACAATGGACATAACCCTTGAACTGCTCAAAAATATCTTAGCAACAAGCATCTCGGCAGTCACCTTAGCAATTATGTTTGCAAGGTACTTGAATAAAGAACGGTTGCATCATGCAAAGATAGTGAGTGAAATTATAGATAAGACAGCAAACAAAGTTTTTGATACTGCTTCGCTCGAGCATAGAGTCAAAATGCTTGAAACAGCAGAAAAAGAAAATCAAGAATACATGCGAGAGTCATTCGCTCAAGTGCATGCTCGCCTTGACCAGATTTATTCAATCATTGCAAGCAAGTCATGAAGAAGTATAACTTTGGTTTTGCATATTGGAAGGAGCCAACTCCCGTGATTGTGCGCAGGGTCTCGGGGGCCTTTGCATCAGCAGGCATTGCTGGTTGTGGTTTTGCTTATCTTCGTGATAACATACCACTTGCCATTGCACTTTTGACTTGTGCAGTCGTAGGTAGCTTCATTTCTAAACTATTCGCAGACAAACCTTAATGGCAAAGCGAGATAGATACAATATATCGATATACCGAGGAGAAACTTTCAGCACTATTGTGGAGTTGAAAGACAGTGCGGGTGCTTCAATTAACTTGGCAGGCGCAACGCTCACTGCTCAATGTAGAAACAAGGCAACAAATACTGTTGTCTTTTCCTTTTTATGCACGAAGCAGTCGCCTGAGTCCGCTGGTATATTCGTATTGTCATTGCTTTCGACAACATCACAAGCACTTACTCCGCAAAAAGGCTTGGTATATGATGTTAGAATAGCGTGGGCAGGTGGTGATACAAAGCATTGGTTGAGTGGAGATGTAGAAATTATAGACACTGTAACATCATGAGTGCATCGAATGAGTCGGTAACCATAGTCACCAAGCCTCAACTTGTGAATATAGGCATACAGCAAGGCACTGGCGATGTTGATATTACCACTATACCTGAGTTCATAACTGTTCAAGTAGCCGCATCAATACAGACGAGTGCGGGGACTTTCATAATAGGCGAGACGCCAGCAGGTGCGGTAAACGGAAGCAATGCAACTTACACAACCGCAAGTCTTTTTGTGCCTGAGTCAGTGCAACTATTTGTAAATGGAGTCAGTCAAACCAACGGAGTTGACTACATAACATCGGGCACTACAACAATTATACTAAACGCTTCACCAATAACTGGTGACTTCATTCGAGTAAACTATAAGATAGGATAACATCATGCCAGAAACTACAATAGCAGGTCGCCAGATACGCGATGGTGCGATAAGTAATAGTAAAGTTGCAGCAGGCGCTGGTATAGAACTTTCAAAAATACAGTCAGGTACCAACCTCATAAACAAGGATGGTTCGGTTGCAATGACTGGCAACTTAGATTTAGGCAACCAAAAGGTAGTAAACCTCGGTACTCCAACATCAAACAACGATGCTGCCAATAAAGTATATGTAGACAACTTGATTTCTGCATTGCCCTCAGCATACAAGTATCGAAATGTCCATGTTGCTTCGGTTGCTAACATAACTTTGAGCAATCCAGGTACCGCAGTATTTGATGGTCACACACTAACAAACGGTGACCGCGTGCTTGTTAAGAACCAAACGACTCAAACCGAAAATGGTATCTATGTCTTTAATGGTGCTTCGAGCGCAATGACAAGGGCAACTGATTCAGACGCATGGGATGAATTGGTCGGCACCTTGGTTTATGTAGATATCGGGACAGTAAATGCCGAACAAAGATTCTTTTGTACTTCAAATACGGGCGGTACTCTTGGTTCAACAGCGGTTGTCTATGTTCAAGACACGAGTGGCACACTGAGCGCAACAAACTTCGTGACCGAAGAAACTCCGAGCGGCACAATAAACGGAGTTAATGTTACTTTCACTTTATCAACCACACCAACATCAGGAACTTTGAAGTTATACTTGAATGGTGTGCGCTTAAAGTCAGGCGCGGGCAATGACTACACATTGTCAACCAATATCATCAGCATGACTACTGCTCCAATTTCGGGCGATGTCTTGCTTGCTGACTTCATGAAGTAATAACGGAGTATAAGGTATGCCAGAAACCAAACTAAAAAACAGTCAGTTGCCTGATACACTGCAAAACAAAACAATAGACACGAGCAATGACATTGACACTACCCCAACTCGCCTGAGTATATCAGGCGGGTCGGCTGGTCAAGTTCTATCTACGGATGGCAGTGGCAATCTGTCATGGACAACGGCGGGCGGTGGAGTTTCCGATGGAGACAAAGGAGACATTACTGTTAGCGGTTCGGGTTCCACTTGGACAATAGACAATGGAGCGGTAAATTATGCCAAGATACAATCGGGAACATCAAATGCCGTGATTGGATACCCAACAACTGGTGCTCCTCAAAGAGTTGGTCTGCATTCAAGTTTAGCATATATTTCGAACACACTTGGAACGACAGTTGCAAGCAACGCGAACAATCGAAAAGATTTCTTTTTGACAACTACTGGACTGGTCAATCAAATTGACTATGTGACCATATTTTCAATCCAACCTGGACTTGGAACTTGGCTAGTCATGGCAAATCTTGTTGGTTATGCTAACAATGTAAATTTCGTTATGCATGGGCAACTATCTGGGAATCTGTCTGGAATATCAGAGGCCAGTCAAACAGTGATGGCAAGTGGAACGGCGGGTAGATTTACATCAGCAACCGTGACTCTATTCGGATACCTAACCACTACAACTCTAAGCACAATAGAAATCAGATGTGCAAAGAGCAACGCTCCAGGTTTTAACAGCAACTGGACATTGATACCTGGAACTCAGGACGCGGATGCAACAGGGCTTAGACTGTCAAGCATAGGAACAAAAATTTCAATCCTAAGAGTTGCATAAACAGATGAAACCAAAAAGGAACATACGAGTTTCAGTTAGTGAAGACGAGTACGGCTTAGTCCGTGAGATACTGCATAAAACCAAGGGTGTTGGCAGGCCTGCTAAACTGACTGAACTCGATACTTTGCTTGGTGAGTGGACAAATGAGTTCCCAGATGGTGACGAGCAAGTCAGCAATCATGTAAAAGTTGAAGGCAAGACTGCAATCTTATCAGACATTCACATCGGAGTGCATGATAAAGATGCTTTAATGACCGCGCTTCGTTATATGAAAAAAGAAAAAATAGAAACTATTGTATTGAATGGTGATATAATAGATAGTGCTGCGTTAAGTACGCATGTAAGAAACATCAAGCCTGCGACTTATCTGTATGAAGTAGACTTAGCTAAAAGATTTTTATCTAACTTGAGAACAGAGTTCCCGCAGGCTCGTATTCTTTTTAAAGAAGGCAATCATGAAGACCGACTTAACCGATGGATACACACCTACGCAACTCATTTTGAGGGCATGGTTAACTTAAAGTCGTTGCTGGAGTTAAGCAAAAAAGAAATTGAGTTCGTAGAAAGCAGTCAAATCATCAAGCATACAGGCACTTGGATAGTGCACGGACACGAAATGAAAGTAAGTGGGGGTGTGAATCCTGCACGAGCATTGCTCTTGAAAGCATTTGCCAATACAATTATGGGGCATGTGCATAAAACCAGTGCCAGTCACGGACGAAATTTGAATGGTGACTTCATTCGAGCATGGACAACTGGTTGTCTTTGCAAACTACAACAAGCATACATGCCTCATTCACACAGTAACCACGGCTTTGCAATCATAAACGAAGACGGTGAAGTCAGAAACATGTGGGTAATAGGCACAAAGGTAGAAGGATAACATCATGGAAAAGAAAAACATAGGCACAACTCAAGCAATAGTTAGTTTTGCAATGATAAGTGCTTTGCTTTTTTTGGTACTCGACTATACTTCATGTGGAGTACCAAGCAAGACACAGCGTATAACTACTGATACAATCAGTCAAGTGCGTATAGTTGAGCGTCCAGTGTATATCTCCGATACTATCCGCATCAAATCAGTGTCTTGGAGGACTCGCGACTCAATTATTTTTGTAAAAGACGAAGTGCCATGCGGAGATACTTCATTCATAGCACAAGCAGACAGTGTACTTTTGCCAACAGGCGACACACTTAACCTTGCTTTTAACTATTGGGAGCGAAAAGGTAGCTTCAGCGTAGTATACAGACCGCGACCAGACAGCATAGTCACTCGAACAGTGCACATACCAGTGATGCAAGAGACAAAAAGTAACTTAGAATATATTTTTGGTGCCTTCGGAGTCGGCATATTAGTCGGCATAGGCGCTATGTTATCGAACAGGTAAGACATGAGAGTCAAAATATCACAACTCAAACCTAATCCAAGCAACCCGCGAGTCATAAAAGATGAGCAGTTTAGAAAATTAGTCAAGTCAATTACTGAATTCCCCGAGATGCTTGATGTACGCAGGCTAGTTTGCACCCCTGACTTCGTAGTATTAGGAGGTAACATGCGACTCAAAGCATTGCAGGAAGCAAAAGTAAAAGAAGTTGATGTTGAAGTTGTTGACTGGAGTGAAGAAAAGCAAAGGCAATTCATCATTAAAGACAATGCTTCCTTCGGAGAATGGAACCATGAGGTGCTTGCAAACGAATGGGACGTAGAAGACTTATCGGAGTGGGGAGTTGATGTTACAATTCCTCAAGATTGGACACAGTTAGAGTACATTGCAGAAGAACAAACTGCTCCACCGATGAGAAAAGACAATGTGATAACCGTGACTGTACCAGACGAGTTGCTTCTTGACATGCCTGCAATAGAAGAAGCCATCAAGAGTTTGCTCAATGTGGAGTACAGTGGTTGTGTTATCAAATGATACCTACTTAAATGTACTTGTTTCATTCGCTTATGTAGGCAAGTCCAAAAAATTTACTGAGTTAGTGTTCGGAGCAAGTGCTGACCAAAGAATAAATGTAATGATAGACAGTGGTGCATTCACACTGCACTTCGCAAAGCCAGGTAAGTTGTCTTGGATTAACTTAGATAACTACTGTAAGTTCCTTGACATGTATAGTCAGTATGCTGAGAAGTATGTAAACTTGGATGTTATCAATAACGACGCTCAGTCAAGAAATAATTATGAGACGATGCTCGAGCGTGGTTACAATCCTATGTATGTCTTCACTTCGTATGATACCGACTACGAATACTTAAAGTTTGCAGTGACACAGAACCCGCATATATGCGTGTCAGGCGGCTTGCTCAGCAATAGACAATGGATACGCAAAAGGTACCAAGATGTTTACAAACATAGTGGTGGTTTGCTTCATGCACTTGGCTTTGTTAAGTTCCCCGACATGTTGCAGTTGCCATTGCATAGCGTAGACAGTAGCACATGGATACAAGGTGCACAGATTTATGGTATATTGAAGTGGTGGGATAACGGTATACAAGGCATTCAGCACCGCGAAGTGTTTAACCGCAAGCGAGTAATGCCTCCAAAACTAACGGAGTTGCTTGACAAGTATGAAGTATCAGTCAAAGACTTCAACCAAAAAGAAAATCATCACAAGCAACAGAGCATAGAAGGCTTGTTAAGCACGGTTGCTTATATCGAATATCAAAAATACTGCAAGGCAAGAGGACTAAATTTGTTTCTTGCATGCTCAACCACCAGACAAGTCGAGAATATCATCTGGGTTGACGAACAAATGAGTAACGGAACACTGACTTATGACAAGTTTAAGAAAGTTGGTAGTCATTAGACTGCAAGTCGAAGGCATACATTGCTGGCCTAACTGCGATGTTCGAGGTGTTGAATACCTTCGGAACCCGCATAGACACATGTTTTATATCGAAGCACACAAAGAAGTCAGTCATAACGACCGAGAAATAGAAATCATCATGCTCAAACGAATAGTAAGTGAGTACTTGGAGTCATTCGATGGTAATTTTTATGCAATGAGTTGCGAAGACATTGCTGAAGACTTGCTTAACCGTTTTGACTTTGAGTTTGTGCAGGTACTTGAAGACAATGAAAACGGAGCAATAGTAAAAAAATGAGTAAAGCAATACACTTTTTGCCTATTGAGAATATGGAGCAGCGGTATACAAGGCTGATGAATGCAGTAGTCTCACCGTTTTGCTCTCATGTCTATTACCCAACCGACTTTGTTGAGACAAAAATAGCAAAAGGACAGTTCCTTGATGTTGAAAGAACCATAGAGTTCAAGTCAAAGCAGTTGGCAATGGTCAGTCGAGCATTCCAAGAAGGCAAAGTCAATGATGGTGACTCATTTTTGATAGGCGACTTGTTCTTCCCGGGCATAGAGAGCATCAAGTACATGGCCGAGTTGCAAGGCATCAAGGTAAGAATAGTTGGTTTCAACTATGCTGGGCGAGCCGACTCTACTGATTTTGTGCAAGGACTCGGCTACTGGGCTGACTACGCAGAAAAAATGTATCATGAAGTAGCTGACTTGATATTAGTAGGCAGTGAGTTTCACAAAAAGCAAGTAGTAGAGTACTTTGAATTGCCTGAACATAAAGTTGTAGCAACTGGTTATGTCTGGAATGCCGAAGAAGCATACAAAGTATATCCTCACATCGAAGCAAAAGAAGAGTTTGTGATATATCCGCACCGACTTTGTAGAGAAAAAGGATTTGATGACTTCGTAAGTATATGCGAGCACTATCCTGAGATAAAATTTGTAGTGACTTCTTCTGGTAATAGAGACAACTCGGTCGTGCTCCCGCAGAATGCCGACTACATCAGTGGTCTCACCAAGCAAGAATACTACAAAATGATGAGTAGAGCAAAGTATTACTTGTCAACTGCGTACCAAGAAACATTCGGTTACACAGTTCAAGAAGCAATTATGTATAACTGCATCATTGCAGTACCTAGGCGAGCATGTTATGAGGAGGTAGTTGCTCCGTTCAGCATCTATGACTCAGTCGAAGACATAAAAAATATATTTTCGAGTGGCAAAACTCATGAGAGCAGTGCTTGGAAATCAAAATTTGCAAACAATGTTAGCAAAATAATGGAGTTGGTATAAGTGCAAGGCAAAGATAATTGGAAAGGACATGAGTGCGAAGGAAGACTGCACGGAGTCAAGACATATTTTGTTCGCAATGAGATAGGAACAGTGCCTGATGACTGTTTGCATGTATACTTCACCCGCGAGTACCTGCATGAAATCAGCAATCTACGCCACCTCGAAGAATTTGTAACTAAGACTAATAAATTTGTTACTATTGAGTGCAACAAGCAAACATTCAGCAAGCTTACACCTAACATGCGAGTGCGAGCACATCTTATCTACCGTATTGAAGACGAAGTGCCTCACAAACTGAAGTCGACTGATGAAGTCATGATAGATTTTGATACCTACAATGTTTTGTGCTTCACAAAATGGCAAGCATTGCATGTTAGTCATGCTGATTATGCTCGCGACTCGGAGTAAACTATGATAACAGCAGAGAGATACCACGATATAAGTTGCGGTCACCGAGTAAGTGGCCATGAGAGCAAGTGCAAGTACCTACATGGACACAATTACCGAGTTCATTTTGTAGTAAGCGCGAGAACCCTTGATTTTATCGGGCGAGTCATCGACTTCTCAGTCATCAAGTCGCGCCTTTGCATGTGGTTAGAAGATAACTACGACCACAAATTTCTCCTTTGGGAGCAAGACGAGTTGCTGGAGCAGTTGATGAATGCTGATAAAGACAGTATAGTTGCTGTTCCATTTAACCCAACTGCTGAAAACTTAGCAAAGCACCTCGTGGAAGTCGTTGGGCCTCAACAACTTACAGGAACTGACTGCGAATTGATAGAAGTCAGAGTCGAAGAAACAAGAAAGTGTTTAGCAACATATAAGAAAGCAACAAATGGATGATGCAGTATTGAGAGTCAGTGAGTTCTTTTACTCATTACAAGGCGAAGGTGCTCGAACAGGAACGCCTACATTCTTTATTCGTTTGCAAGGATGCAAAGCAAAACATGCTTGCTTCGCTTCAGGCATTATGTGTGATACCGAGTTTGAGTCGGGTTCGGAGTATACAGTCGGTGACTTACTTGATTTGATGCGGGAAGTACAGCCGGCATGCAATGAAATTACATGGACAGGCGGAGAACCTCTTGACCAGTTAACTGAAGACATAGTGCAGTACTTCAAAGACGAAGGATATTATCAAGCAGTCGAAACAAGCGGACTGCATCCTGCTCCAATAGGAATTGACTTTGTATGTGTGAGTCCTAAGGTTGCTGAACATGTTATAGCAAAAAACTTTCCTCAAGGCGTGACTGAGTTGCGCTATGTTAGGCATCAAGGGCAGTCAGTGCCTCAACCTTCAATAACAGCAAAGCATTATTGGTTGAGTCCTCACTCCGATGGAACCCGCATCAATACAGTAAACTTACGCCATTGCATTGAGTTGTGTAAACAGAACCCGCAGTGGAAACTCTCATTACAGAGTCACAAGGTATGGAATATATTGTAACATGGCAAGAGATTAAGTCTCGTGTTGAGCAATTGGACAAGTCATTGAAGTATTACGGAGTACCTCGCGGTGGTCAATATATCGCAGCAATGCTTAACCCAGTAGACACAGTAAGTGAGTGTGATGTTATCATAGACGACTTGATAGATAGCGGTCGTACTCGTGATAAGTACTCAGTCAATGCGAAACCATTCGTAGCACTGTTCGATAAGCAAACAGAAGATGAATTAAAAGGCAAGTGGCTTCGTTTCCCATGGGAACAAAAAGAAGAAGCAGTCGAAGACAATGTCGCTCGTATATTGCAGTACTTCGGAGAAGATGTTGCTCGTGAAGGATTGAAGCAAACGCCTGAGCGTTATGTTAAGTTCTTACGCGAGTTCTTGACTCCAAAAGAATTCGCATTCACTGCCTTTGATGCTGAAGGCACTGATGAAATGATAGTGCAAACGGATATACCGTTCTATTCATTATGCGAACATCACCTTGCTCCGTTTTTTGGTACGGCAACAGTTGCTTACATACCAAACGAAAAGATAGTTGGTTTAAGTAAACTTGCTCGATGTGTTGACTTGTATGCCAACAGGTTGCAGAATCAAGAACGCATTACTCAACAAATAGCAAATAGGTTGAATGAAGAGTTGAGTCCTAAAGGAGTTGCGGTATCATTAAAGGCACAACACTTGTGCATGAGCATGCGAGGAGTTAAGAAACCAAACGCAATGACGACTACAACAAAGTTGCTTGGTATATTCAAAGACGAAGAGAAGACAAGGAATGAGTTTTTGAGATATGTCAAGTGACACGAAACACCGACTACATCAGCGAAGTAACAGGCTATGCCGAATCCACAAAACATAGAGAAGCATAAATGGAAGAAAGGACAAAGCGGTAATCCTAAAGGACGACCGAAGCGCATACCTGACTTAGGCAATGCACTCGCGCAAACGCTTGGCGAAGTCAATGATGAGCGTACTGCTTTGGACATTATCCTTTTGAAACTTCGGAGTGATGCAATGAAAGGCAACATACGAGCAGCAGAACTACTGTTGAAGTACGCATTCCCTAATGGCATAGGCACTCACACAGATACTGAGATTGAGTTGGTGTGGGGTAAATTGCAAACGAAGGAAAGCAATGAAACTGAGGATTGAGTTACATGATAAGCAACACGAAGTTATTGATGAGCGCAATAGGTTTAATGTTATTAGGTGCGGTCGTCGCTTTGGCAAGTCTCATCTTGCTTTTGCTCTCGCTCTTGAGAAGATGTTGGAAGTGGACGGTGCATTCGTTTTGTATACTGCTCCAACATACAAAGACCTCAAGAAGAGATACCGAGATGCAAGGAAGTTGTTCGAACCACTCGGAGCAACATGTAAGGAAGGAGAGATTAAATTAAAGCGGAGTTACTTGGAGTTTACAGGCGTCTGGAGGAGCGAGACAATTCGAGGTAACGCTTATCACCGCGTCTTATGTGATGAGTGGGCGTATGCTGACAATGGAGACACGGCATGGCAAGATGTTATCATGCCTACGCTTGCGGACTACGAAGGCGATGCTTACTTCATGAGTACCCCGAGTGGCAGGAATCATTTTTATGACTTGGACATGATGCAACAAACATATAGCAATTGGAAGTCGTTTCATTATTCAAGCTATGATAATCCTTTGATAAAACCAACGGAGATTGACTTAGCAAAGGCACAACTCCCAACTCTTGCATTCGCTCAGGAGTATCTTGCTGAGTATGTAGACAGAGGAGCAAGCAAGATAAAGAGAGAGTGGCTTCGCATTGCTAATGACATGAAGTGTCTTGACTACTATATCGGAGTCGACTTAGCTATCAGCCAGCGTGAGACTGCTGATTATACCGCGATAGTTACCATAGGCATCACTGCACAAAATGAAGTTGTGGTTGTTGATGCGGTAAGAGGCAGGTGGACATTCGTAGAGATAGGCAAGCAGATTGTCGCGGCACATGACAAATGGCAAGCGAGAGTAGTTGCGGTCGAGTCCAATCAAGCACAAGCTTGGATGGTGCAAGAGTTAAAGAGGAATACTCGAATGAATGTAGTCGGAGTCAGAGCAGACAGAGACAAAGTAATAAGGTTTCAACCAGTCGAAGCACGATACGAGCAAGGACTAATATATCACACGACTAACCTTGCGCCTGAGTTTATAGAAGAGTTGCTGAACTTTACAGGCACTCAGCAAGACAAACATGATGACTTCGTGGATGCTCTTGCTCATGCCTTTAACTCCATTAGTAAGTCACCGAGCATATATGTATGAGTATACTTGACCAACTGCGAGAACGAGTCGCACAAGCAATCCAACCACGGCGACAAGCCGCACCGACACGGCGCGGTCGGAGCAACAGAGACATTGGTGCTACGAGTAGTGGCAATGAGTTGCAGGCATCAATACGAGGTACTGTCTTCGCATGCCTTCAACATAGAGCAAATGCTTTGTCAGCAATCAAGTTTAATTCATTCACTGAAAAGAATTACTCACTTGAAGAGTTAGGCAGAGGTCATTGGACATCGGAGTTGCTTGCTAATCCTAATCCGTACTTTACTCGGTCGCAGGTCTTTGGTTACATCGAGAATTGGTTGTCTATAAACGGCAATGCTTTTATCTGGACACCAACCAACGGTTACCGAGTGCCTTTGCAGATGTGGGTTCTTAACCCTACTCGTATGCGAGTTGTAAAAGGCAGTGACAACTTTGTTGAAGGATACATATATCAGTCAGCACAAGAAGGCAATATAGCTTTGCCTGAGAACGAAGTCGTTCACCTTGCTCGGTTGAGTCCCGCGGCACGACCAGAAGAGTTGGTAGGTATGAATATGTTTGGTGTAGGACTTGTGCAGGCAGCACTCGACTATGCCAACCTCGACCGCGAGTCAGCCGCATACTTACAGCGTCTCTTCATCAATAACGCAGCACCACCATTGATTGCCAAGTACCCCGAGCGTCTCGACTATGATGAGTGGGAAAAACTCAAAACAAGGTGGAATGAAGAAATGCCTGACTACAAGTTGCGTGCTTTGCTCGCAGGCGGACTTGGACTTGAGTTACCACCGAAGTCCGACTTGTATGTTAACTACGAGACAGTTGCTATGGACACTCGCACTCAGATTGCGCAAGTGTTCGGAGTACCACCTGGCATGCTGACAAGTGACTACAGCAACCGAGCAACTGCTGAAGTGCAGTGGGCGATATTCAGACAAAACACAATAGACCCCGAAGCATTGTATATTGCTGAAGAGCTGACAAGACACTTCAAGCGTTGGGAAGGCAATGTGCTCATACAAGCAGAACCTTATATCTATATAGACCCCGCAGTGCAAATGGCACAAGAAGAATTTGAGTTGCGCTGGGGACTAAAAACTATAAACGATGCACGAGCAGAAAGAGGCTATGACAAAGTTCCTGATGGTGATACTCCGTTGATTGCTGCGGGGTATATGCCTCTTGACCAAGTTGCTCTTGGCTTACCGCCTGCTCCCGTGGCAACGCGGAATGCTGATGAAACCATGGTGACTCAAGAGGTCACCTCCGACCAGTATCTCACTGCTGACATGCAGAAGCGTGACTTATATTGGAGACAATACGATGCACTCACAATAGACAATGCAATCAACCTCGAAGGCATAGTGAGTGGAGCAATAGGAGAAATCAATAAGCAGATGCAAAGAAAACTCGAACAGCAAGACAAGAACTTTAAGAACATCGACTTCAGCGAAGAGACTTATACTCAGTATTATGATGCAGTGCTTGAAGCATGCAACAAGATTGAAGCTGAGTTGATGTTGGAGTTAGGCATTACTCCAGACACCATGCCACCAACGGTTGCTGAAGTCATCGAGCAAACTACACTTGCATCAGTTGACAAACTCCGAGAGTCAGGCAATGTAATGAAAGAAGAAGTGCTTCATGTCTTCAACAAAGTATCGGCAACTGAAGACCCCGCGAAAATAACAAAGGCACTAAAGAAAAAGTTTGACTCACTCGAAACATCAAGAGCAAAGACAATAGCACAGACAACAAGTGCTGATGCAACCGCAGCAACTCAGTATACAGTTATGAGTGAGAACGGAATCAAGATGTCTTGGCTTACTCAACGAGACGGACGAGTAAGATTCTTTCACCAGCAAGCAGACGGTAAGATGCCTGATGCAAAGGGGTTCTTCACCGTGGGCGGAGAGAAAGCAGTGCGACCACTCGACCCTAACTTGTCTGGTTGGAATGCAATCAACTGCAGATGCCAACTCTTCCCAGTGAGGTCATGATGGATGAAGGTTATGAAGTGACTGACGGCATGATAGAAGAAGCGGAGCGTGGCATCGCTTGGAAAGAAGAAGGCAAGCAAGGAGGGACAAGGATAGGTCTTGTTCGAGCAAGGCAAATCATAAGAAGAGAAAAACTAAGTCGAGATACAGTGATGCGCATGTACTCGTTCTTTAGTCGACATGAAAAGAACAAGCAAGCAGAAGGCTTCGAGCCAGGTGAAGATGGATACCCCAGCGCAGGCAGAGTTGCTTGGGCACTATGGGGAGGCGATGCAGGATATACATGGAGTGAGAACATAAGAAACAAAATTGTCAAAGAAGAACAAGAACGAGGATACAACATGGAGTCAATAACTCGCACGGTCAGTCTTAGTCGCGGTTACTACGAAGACGAAGACGAGATGTATGAAGAGAAAGAAAACAATATCTGGTCGTTTGTTGTTTCAACGCCTGAGGTCGATAGATATGGTACAATCATTATACCATCAGGCATTGACTTTACAGCATACATGAATAACCCAATAGTACTTGCGCAGCATGATGCTACTCGGTTTCCAGTCGGTCGGTGCCTTGGCCTTTACATGAATGGTGAGAACCTCGAAGCAACAGTGCAAGTAGAGTGCATCACCGAAGAAGGCAAAGCATTAAACGCTTTGATAGAGGCGGGATATGTAAAGGCGGTGAGTGTGGGCATTATACCAGTAGAGTCAGAAGAGCAAACTATCGATGGCAACAAAGTTAAAGTGTTCACCAAGTCTGAACTTGTAGAGTTCAGCATTGTGTCCGTGCCAGCGAACAGAGGTGCTTTGATTAAGCGAACATTCAGTGAGACACTCTCTCAATTCATTCAAAGATACAAGGAAGAAACACGAATGCTTACTCCCGAGATTGAGCAAAAGTTAAAAGACGAACTTTTGCCAGCAGTGAAAGAAGCAATCATTACTGAACTAACTAACTTAGGATTCAGCATTGACGAAGCGCAAGCAGCAGTCGAAGCAATGATAGGCGTTGGCTCCGAAGCATTGCTTGCTAACTTGCGAGGCGAAGTCGCAATGCCTGAAGAACAAGTTGCTGAACAACCAATGCCAGAGCAACCAGTCGAAGTCGAAGGCGAGTATGCGGAAGCCGAAGACGCTGATGAAACCAGTGCTGGTTACGAGGCAGGGCAAGACATGGATGATGAAGACGAAGGCAATAGTTATTCATCATTCAATGATACAGAAGTTCGTTACGGTAAAAAGATTGCAACCAAAACTGAAATACAAATAGCAGAAGGTCTGCAAATGATTAAGCAAGGTTACAAACTTATCAATGCAGTAAGAATGGCACAGAGCAAACAACGCTCGGTACCTACGACACAAACAAAACAAGTGCAGACAGTGACTCGCAAGATTGAGTTGCCAATGCCTCAACAAAAAACAACAGAAGAACTTTTGAAACTTATCTAAGGAAAAGATAACAATGGAAAAACTTATTGTAACTCCTGAGCAATTAAAAGAAGTTGTGGATGCTAAAGTGGCAGAGCATCTCCGCTCCGTAAAACCAACAACCGCTCCTCTTGCTACGCAACAAAGAGGCAACGGCTTTGTAAGTATCAAGGCAGACTATGACTCACGAAACGAACAAGCACGCATCATTGCGGACTACATTCAAGCTAAGCACAAAGGCCTCGAAGGTCAAGCAGACGAGATTGCTCGTAGAGCAAATGAGAAGTTTCAGACTCGCGCTAACTTCAATACAGGCACTTCATCACAAGGTGGTGCGAATGTGCCTCAGTTCTGGGTAGAAGAAATTCAGTCCTATGCTGATACATTCGGTTATGCAAGAGCACTCGCAAAGATTTATCCTATGCGAGGCAAGACAGAAAACTTGACTTCATCAGGAGGCTTCACTGGCGCAGTAGTTGCCGAAGGTTCTGGCTTGACATTGACTGACTCAACAAACTTCTTTACTCCGACACAACTCATTGCAAAGAAAATTGTTGCAGGTGCTATCGTCTCCGAAGAGCAACTACAAGATGCTACGCCCGCCTTCCTTGACTATGTAGTAAATGGACTCGGTCGCGCACTTGCTGAGACTGAAGACAAGCAGTTCTTCAATGGTAATGGACAAGGAGCAAACTTTACAGGATTGCTTGGTACATCAGGCACGACTGTTACTTTTCAAGGCGGTTCATCAACATCAGGCAAAGACACCTTTGGTGAAATCTCTTGGAAGGACTTGATTAACTTGCGCTTGTCAATTAACTCAGGCGTAGGTGCTAACGGAGTTTTCGTAGTACCACAAACTGTCTTTGGTTTCTTGATGAAAGAAACTGACGGAGTAAACGGTCGCCCAATCTTCGACATGGTTAAACCAATGGATGTACCATCTATCGGAATGACTGCACTCGAAGGCAACACTTATGTTTCTATCACAGGTCGCCCATTGCATGTAGTGCCTGATGCACTCTTCCCAACATCAGCAGTAACAACAGCATCAGCAATTTACTGCGACTTCTCACAGTTCACAGTCATGGGTATTCGTGAAGATGTAGCAGTGAATGAGTACAAAGAATACTTTGGTGCAACAGGACTTGGTGGCACACATCAGAAAGGTATTGAGGTAGTAGAGCGAGTAGGCTTTGCATTCCCAGCACCTTCAGCCATTGGTATCTTGAAGACATCAACAACCTGATAAAACCAGTACAGGTGCGGGGGTAACACCCCGCATCTTTTCTTTAACTAATTTACAGAGGCAGTAATGTTAATAGATGTTCTGTTGCTCGAAGCATACCGCGGAGTCAATGCTGGTCAATGTACTCAGTTACCACAAGACATTGCGGAGTCATTGATTGAAAAAGGCATTGCCAAAAAAGTAGAGCAAGTTAAGCAAGTGAAAAGTGAAACAAAAAAAGTAGGTAAGTAAGATGCCCTATGTGAGCGCATATCCTCGGCAGTTTAATTCGATACTGAATTTCTTAAACTTAGAAGTCAGCGGAGACCCATCGGTCGAAGACACCGCGCTCTATAGTTGGATAGATGCAATGATAGATGTTTGCTACGAGGAGGCCGAAGGCTACTGCGGTCAGCCTCTTCGCAGCACATCAGTCAACTATACTTTCAATGCGAGTAAGGCAAGGCAGGCAGAGGACTCCAATATCTATTGGAAGTTCGTACCATACTTTGCAAACACTTCGCTTACTAGTTTGCAGTATAGAGAAAATGAGTTTGATACCTACGCGGCATTTGATGTAAGCAATTACACATGGAGTACGGAACCAGCAATGCACTTCATAGTTTACAAGAACATCAGCAAAGGACAATTCAGAGCAACGCTCCAAACAGGTTACACAGATGCACAAATGCCTAACACGGTTTTGCATGGCATAGCTGAAATGGTCGCACTGTTGTTTAGGCAATCACCACACGGTGGCAACTGGTTCGGGCTGAACAGCATAGTGAGTGGTGGTGCTGGACAAACAGTAAGTCAGTCGTTAAAGACAGACATAGGATGGCATAAGTATTTTGCACTGCACTATATACCAACGGTATAACATGAGTATGCTTGACATCTCAAAGATATATGAAAACAGTGCCTTCGAGTTGGCATCGGAGTTGCACATGTATATAGGACTCAACATGAAGCGCACTGCCTTTGACTTTGAAAAAGGCAAGAGCAAAGCAGTCCCGCGAAACCCTGATAAAGGCAAGGGTACTCTACGAGTCATCACTGGTGACTTGTATAGGTCGTTTACTCCGAAGAAGATAAGCATGGGTAACATCTTCGTTGCCAAGACAACAGGCAACAACTTTCAGTTTCAGTATGGTAGCAATTTGCCTTATGCAGCAATACATGAGTTCGGAGGTATTGCAGGCAACGGAGCAAAGATACCAAAGCGACCATACTTAAAGCCAGCAATTAAAGAATGGAAAACAGAACGGTTGCCAACATTCAAAAAAGAACTTAAGTTGCAAGTAATAAGAGAGATGAAAGCATGGCTCGTGAATCAAAAGCAGTTGAAGAAATAGTTGAGCAACTCAAAACAATGAGTGGGCTTCGTGTCTACGAGTTCGTGACTATTGACAAATGGAACACTTATCAATTCGACTATGTAGGAGTATTAGCAGTTGAAGACAACAGAGAAGTCATTGCCCTTGAAGACGACAGTGCTTTTGCTAACCGCGGGACTCTTGATGTATACTTGTTGGCGGGCAGTCAAGTCAAGAAACAAGTAAACAACAAAGCTAATCTCCGCGAGGCACTTGCAAACATCAGCGAGGCAATAGAAAATAAATTAACTAACTTCGTACCGGCTGGTTATGAAAGTGAGTATGAGAGTACTCTGTTCTCGCCTTTGCACTTTGTTAGTTCGCAAGTGGCGACATACAACGATGATGAAACCAAGGGTATTACGCTCCTTGTCTTCAGAACAATTTACTACAAAGGATAACATGCTTACAGTTTGTGTAATCTACAAGCAAGGCGAAGACATCAGGCCTTGGCGAGCATCACTGCCTAAAGACATACAGGTAGTTGCATGCCGTACTATATTTGACGAGTCGGCTACCGAGATAAAAAAAGAAGTGCTCGGAGTAACTGATAAACTTGTAGGTTTGCAAATTACATTCCCAACATTAGAAAAGCATTTCGACTTTTCTCTATGCAGAAACTTTGCGGACGAATATGCAACAGGCGAATGGATACTTCATGTTGACTCCGATGAGCGCCTTGCTATTCCGCATGATGAATTAGACAACATACTTACAACGCTCACTGCAAGTACAGCCGACTGCGCTTTTGTTTCTATTGCTGGAGTATCACACGAAGAAGACCCCGAAGAAGTTTACCGACCGAGATACAATTTGCCTAACATGCGACTGCATAAAAAAACATCGAAACTAAAATGGGTTGGCATTTGCCATGAGACAATAGACATAGACGAGAAGCCTATTGTTATTGCGGACACTGACATACTCCTCTACCATACGGGGTATGCAATCAGCAAGGCAGACATGCTGAGCAAATGTGAGCGCAATGCCAAGTTAATGATACGGGAGTACACAAGAGAAAGTTCTGCAAGAAATTGGAGTTACTTAGTTAACACATTTAATCTAATACACAAACTAACGAGGTAAACAAATGGTAGTAGGTGGCGCAAATAAATCCGTCTTCTTCACTGCTGATGAAGTTGCCAATACAGTTGGCCCGTTGCCAACATTCACATTGG